TCCAACCGCCAGTTGCAGTTACCGAAGCGTGGATTTGGATGGCTATACTTGCACACCAGAAATCGCTCCACCTATCTCGCAGACAGTCGATCGCGACTCAGGTACTTTCGGAGTACAAACTTATAACTATGGTGACGTAGAGATCGCCAGTAAAGTAGGCTACGAGGCTTACAAACGTGTTGCCGATGGCATCATGACTCTACTTGATAGAACTGGACTTCTACATGGTTATAGCTTCAATACATGGTCTGATATGGTCATGTATGATGAAGATTTTATCCAGGAGTGGCTTGACTCGCCCCAGACATCTATGTACTACTCCCTCCAAGTGATGGGAGATGTTCAGGATAAATCTGATGCGTATGCTGCTCTAGAAGAGAGTGAAGTTGATGATTACTTGGACAGTATTTTAAATGAAGAACTTCAATGTGATTGTCAAGAATGAACCCTTATCAAAAACTAATGGCGCGGAAGCGCAAATGGACACCAGTACAGACAGCTGCAGGTACATGCAAGGAGGGAGCAGAAGAAGTGCTCCACCGTGCACTTGCCTTGCGACATATGGAACTACCTGTGGGAGATTTTATTAAAGATGCTTTGGCCAATGACGTTCCAGTGTTGGCGCGGGAGCTTCTCGCCTCCAACGTCAAGGACGAGGAGAATCACGACATCGCTTTGGGTTACATCGCCAATGCTGATGGGACTGATGAAAAGGCTGAGAAAGAGGCGTTGTCACTCCAAAAGGCGTGGATTGCGCATCCTGATCACACTATCACCAAAGCAATGGTTGCCGAGCGTGCAATTTTCTTCGTTCTTCTACCACTGTTCCGTTTTAACGGTACAGCTGGAATGCGTACGGTATCAGCCGATATTAGCAGAGATGAACAGATCCACGTAGCCACTAATTCCTTGATTTGTCGTGAGATGGGGCTAGAGATTAGCCCTTCTTTGGATAAACTGAGGAAGGCAACAATTAATTGGTGTATGCAACCACTAGGTACTAATACCTACGATAGATATTTGGACAAAAAATTCTGGCTGGATTCGAGTGATCGGTTGATGTATGAGGGCAAGGCCCCAGAACTTTCCGAAACTAAGGCAGCCCGAATGCCAGCTTTTTTCGAGCATAGTAATGTCAACCTCCCACAATACGCTTGACCTTCTAGATGTACGTGGCATGACTGCTAATGCTATGTTGGCTAGACTAGAACAAAACTTTCCACCAACCAACCCTACACCTGAAGATACAATGGAAAAGATTATGTACCGATCTGGTCAACGCAGTGTTGTTGAGTGGGTCATTAATTATATGGAGGAAGAATCATGAGCAGGGAAAGCCGTCGCAAACAGAAGAAAGCACGGATGAGAGCAAAGGATGCTGCTAGAAAAGCGGAGAGGCGAGCGAGAGACGCTGCTAGACAGGCAGCAGCACTGGCAGCCCAGCAGCAAGCAGCACTTGCAGAACAAATGAAGATTTATAAGGAGTCGATGGAACGTCAAGCCTCAGAAAACAGGGCGGCGAACTTGAAGATTCTACAGCAGGCTCAAGATGAGCGATCACGTTGGATGGATGATAGTCGCAGGGCAGCTGCAGCTTCTCAGGCTCGTGAAGATGCAAGGCTTCGTGCTGTTCAGCTTCAATCCTCTCGTGATCGTAACAATGCTAGGGTTTCTGCTGCTAATCAATTGGTACAAGGTACTCAAGCAAATGTTGATATGAGCGCGGCATTCCCTGGTTCTGATCTAGGGGGTACTACACAATTCAGACGCCGTAAGCAGCAATTCAAAGAGAAAGGCGCTGGTTATACTGGACTGTCTATTAAGTCTGGGTCTTCTGCTCCAGGCTCAGCACAAAATAAAATGGTTAATGTCTAATGACTGCGAAACAACGTTATGACAGATTGTCTTCAAACCGTTCCCAGTTTCTAAACTCTGCTAGACAAGCAGCAGATCTAACTCTACCGTATCTTATCAGGGAAGATGAGAGCAACACAAAAGGTGCTCTTAAACTTCCAACACCATGGCAATCAACTGGAGCTAAAGGTGTGGTGACACTTGCAAGTAAACTAATGCTTGCATTGCTACCACCACAAACTAGCTTCTTTAAATTGCAGGTGAATGATATTAATCTCCCTGAAGAACTTGGTCCTGAGATTAGATCAGAACTTGACTTGTCGTTTGCTAAAGTTGAGCGCACTATCATGGAATCTATTTCAGCTTCCGGTGATCGTGTTGTTGTTCATCAAGCACTAAAGCATCTAGTAGTAGCTGGCAATGCTCTTATCTTTATGGGTAAGGATGGACTAAAACTCTATCCTCTTAGCCGCTATGCAGTAGACAGAGATGGTAACGGTAATGTTATTGAAATTGTAACAAAGGAAACAATCTCGAAAAAATTACTCAAAAAATTTTATCCAGAATACAAGCCCCAGCAACCCAACCTAGTATCTGAAGATTCATCTGGTCAAGATGATGAATGTGATATTTACACACATGTTACTAGGGATAACAACAGGTGGCTGTGGCATCAGGAGGTTGATGGTCAATTGCTACCTAAGTCTCAAGGTAAAGCACCACTTGATGCTAACCCTTGGTTGGTACTTAGGTTTAATCATGTTGATGGTGAGGTCTACGGACGCGGCAGGGTTGAAGAGTTTCTTGGAGATCTCAAGTCACTCGAAGCACTGTCACAAGCCATCGTTGAAGGGAGTGCAGCCGCTGCTAAGGTAGTGTTTACTGTCAGCCCAAGCTCCACAACCAAACCACAAACACTTGCTAATGCAGGGAATGGTGCTATTATTCAAGGCCGACCTGATGATATTGGTGTTGTTCAAGTTGGTAAAACTGCCGACTTCCAAACTGCTTATCAAATGATTGGGTCATTGACTCAACGTTTAAGTGAAGCATTCCTTATCCTTAATGTTAGGGACAGCGAACGCACCACAGCGGAAGAGGTCAGAATGACACAACTCGAACTCGAACAACAACTCGGGGGACTCTTCTCCCTTCTGACTGTTGAGTTCCTTGTGCCTTATCTCAACCGTAAACTTTCTGTTGCACAGAAAACCGGAGAGATCCCCCGGCTACCTAAAGGTGGTGTTGTTCAGCCTACTATTGTGGCTGGTATCAATGCACTTGGACGTGGCCAGGACCGTGAAAGCCTTGCACAATTCCTTACTGTTATTGCACAGACTGTTGGCCCTGAAGCTATCGCTCAATTTGTTAATACCGATGAGGTTATTAAGAGATTGGCAGCAGCATCTGGTATTGATGTACTCAACCTTGTGAAGAGTATGGAAGAACAACAGCAAGAGCAGCAAGCAGCAATGCAAGAGCAGCAATCTATGCTACAACAACAACAGGCTCCACAAATGGAAGCTATTGAACAAAAACGTGAGCAAGCTGTACTACAGATGGACTCACAATCACCTGAATCCACACCAATTGAATGAGCGAAACACTTACGATGAATGAAACACCTGCTGATCAGCCAGAATTTAATGCTGATGAGCAGAACTCTCTAGAGGTTGCTGAATCTCTAGAGGGTGGTGATGCACCACTACTTGCTGGTAAGTTTAAAGATACATCATCACTTGAAAAAGCCTACGTTCAACTACAACAAAAACTTGGAGAGCCACGCGATGAAGTACAAACCACCGCAGACGAAAGCGAGCAAGCAACATCAGAACAGCAAGAAGACGAAACCGAAGACGTACTAGATGAGTCTGAAGCTGATACCTTGACTGAGGAACAAGCTTCTGAACTATTTAAGATGGTCGGCGGTGAAAAAGCTTACAAGTCTATGCTGCAGTGGGCAGGTCAAACTCTCAGTAAAAATGAGATTGATATGTACGATTCTGTAATGGCGAAAGGTAATCACGAATCAATTTACTTTGCTATGCAAGCTTTAAATAACAAATACAATGACGCAGTTGGTTCCGATGGTCAGCTATTGACTGGTCGAGGTTCCAACGCAGCAGATAATTCATTCCGCAGTCAAGCTGAGCTTGTATCTGCAATGAATGACCCACGTTATGATCGGGATCCAGCATACCGACGTGACGTGATGAGTAAACTTGAAAATTCTAACGTTAAT